AGCAAGGCGGCTTTGTCTTATCCGAGCCGCTCGTCACGACATAGCCTATCCTCAACATCTCCTTCTGATAACCGACCAAGTCGATCTCCTCAGAATGTGGAAATATCAAGTCATCACCGTAGTGCCACCATTTCCTCAACACGCGTACACAATTCACCTCTGCCATGCCAAGCTTCCTCAAGGCATGATATGACGCTATGCGCACCATCAATCCACCAAACAACGTTGTGCCAACAGTACCAGATAACAACCCCGTGCCAAAGCACAGAATGAACCCGGCAAAGTCAACCCTGGATTCTACCATCATGCTCATCAGCATGTGGCAAACCCACTTGTCGTCTGATGAATACCTTGGGCACATATCAATCACACCATCCATCAAGGAAACCAGGCACCGCTTCACCGACTCCGGGACTCTCACGTCATGCAACGCGAAATCCGCATCACCCACCAAGCTGGTGTTGAGAAACTTCCTAGCCATCACTGGCATGTCTGACTTGCAATTCGTTCCCAACCCCATCTGGTATGTTAGCGGCCTCCGCGCGACCTTCTCTATGATCGCCCCAAAGTACCTCCGCATCAACATGAACAAGACGAACGCACCAGGATACACCAACCGCGTGTTCTTCCCCGGCTTGACCGTCTCGTCCTTCAGCATGGCAACTGACGTAACCCACTCATTGGGCACCTGCAGCTCCCCACTTCTAGCACAAAGAATCCGTTTAACAACATCATCAAGGTACGTCGAAATGTGAGGCTTCAAGCACCCCATCTCATCGAGGGCATCACTCTTGTGCACCAACCCAAAAGGATTGATACCCGCGGATGTGTCCTTATCAGAAATGGGTGAAATCACGCCCATCTCGCCGTTTATACACGCGCCCCAGGAACTGGCAACGCGCACATCGACGGCGTCATCCCGCTCGAGACCAAACAATCCATCCATCGCCTGGTCCCATTCCACCGACTCCAGCACACGCCTATCGGCGTCGATCCAGCTTACCAAACCATCAGCAAGTGGGTGACCAAACTGGCCATCCTCCCGCTTATAGTAGGTCTGCCGGGCCAACACCTTATGAGGCGTACCATGCCAATCCAGTAACTTCTCAGCCCCACCAGCAATCTGGTTCACGACTAAGTTGCTTCCCGAACTGACATGTACAGGAATCGACCCGATCACGTGATCAGCGTATCCTTCATTGGTCAGAACCCCTCGGATAAGGGTTCTAATCTCTGGAAACACCGCTCCATCTGCAAACGCACCCCGCCGGATGCGTAGTACATCATCAACGGACAGCAACTGCGCATAGGTCGCAACCGGTTTCCCGTCTACAAACCTCGACGCAGTAACCATCCCAACAATTCTTCCACTTTCGTCAACAAGAAGACTCCCG